TTGATTGCAATTGCATCGAATGCTCCTTCACAGATTATAATAGGTACATTCCAATTAACAAATAATTCAAAAGCAACTATGTCCTTCGATGCTGGTGGATTCTTATATTTAACTGGAGAGTTTGGATCGAAGTTTCTAGCAATGAAGTAGTTTAGATCTCCCTTCTCATCGTACGAAGGAATAATAATCATATTGCTATACTGTCCGCTACTACAATACCCTATATCATACTTGTAAATATCGTGTTTACTAAGCCCTCTTTTCTTGAGATAGCTTATGGCATGTCTCGCTACGATATCTCCTTTAGAAACCGATGATAACGCTTTGTATTCCTTTGGTAATTCTACTTTGAATGCTTGTGTTTGGTTAGGATCGTTTGTTACTCTAACTTTTAAGATTAATCCTAACTCCTCTAGTTGTTGAGTTGAAGCATTTACTTTTCTAAATAATGAAACTAACGATCTACCTTTCTTACCACATACCCAGCAGTTAAAAGGATATTCATTCTTTTCGTTTGGTGTGAAGTTGATTTCTAATTTGGGTTTATGGTGATTGCAGAAAGGGCATGTGTATGCTCTATTGTTTCGTGCTGTGGGTTTCCCTGTTCCTAACACCTTATCCACTAAACCTATCAAAACCTGATTAACCATGATTGTAAGATACTAATAAAATATCAAGTATCCAAATCCTTTTCGATAAAATCTTTTCTAAAGAATTTCGATGCAATGTTATCGTTGTAGAATGCGTCTGGATGTTCTAATACTTCGTTGACGAAGAGTTCTTTTGTTTCGTAATAGGTTAGTAACTTCTTACTTGAAACATATCTCAAGATTTCTCTTGTAAAATCTTCTTTTGCACTATCCTTTACTAATGCTAGAAAAGGTTTAGAGGAACCGTAGTATGTTTTCCAGTCTGATTCTTTCACTACTCGCTTAGTGGTTGGTTTTCTTCCTGGTCCTGTTTGCTCTGCTAACTCCTTTTTAGTGAGTTTCTTTTTAAGACTGTGTTGTAGAATCTTACGTCCTATATACGCTCTTCCTGTTGGGAGGTGTGTTATTTTATAAATAAAACCTATTGTACCTTGAGGCATATCATCTATCGATGGTACCTCTTTATTTTGATATAACCACATAGTTATTTTTTTCTATTCTTGCAATGTTTAGGATCTGACTTTGAGTAGGTTGGTTTTGGACATGGTGTTCCCATTTTATGCATATGTCCACATTTGTAACAACAATTACTTTTTTTAGCAATTTTCTTTTCTGTTACTATCTGTTGTACTAATTCAACTAACTTCATCGGTCTATATTTATTAAAATTGTTGTATCTGTTGTTTGGGATGTTTGTAGTGGTTGTGCTAACTTTCCTACCATAAGTAGTTCTTGGTTTTCGTTGTACAGACCTACCGTAGTTAAGTAAGGTGCAAAATACGAACCTGTTGCAAAGTCATATACCTGTCCTTTACTGCCTGATATTAGACTTGGGTTTAGAGTAGTTGTATAATCACTTGCTCCTATCGTGCATTTAATCTGTGTTTCGTATAACGTATAAGCTGATTGAAAGGAGCAGCTAAAGTTGTCGTTCGTAACGAATCCTGTAAGATTAACTCCTGCAGAGCCTGTGGTTATTACTATAGTACCGTGAGGATATATTACATTGCCCACAACCACGCTCGCACTTATTAGATTTCCTTCCTTATCGTCGTATAGTAATACACTAGAACTTTGAATATTTAAGGTTCCTGGAACTATGTACTCTCCGTATAGCTTGGTTGGTATTGTAATTACTGCTATCTGTGTATTGCTTTGGGTTGGAAAGTATCTGGTTGAAGTTAGGGTTGACTGTAGGTAATTATCAAAGTTAGGTTGATTCGATGTAGAAGCTGTTACGTTATTCCTTAAATTTAACAACACGCCATTTATATCTTGTGTAACTATTGCTGGGTCTCCTGAACTCGATATTAGAAAGTTGGTGTAGTATAGTTGTTTGACTGAGTTGTAAACATCTCTTTGGTATACCGTATAACTTGACGTTACTAGCCCTGTGACTGCGTCTGTATTTGGATTGAATAGTGTAGTTAGGTTTGTTCCTAAATATCTATCAATACCTACGTTAGACGCAGTTAAAGCAGCGGTGCCTTGAAAAGAAAAACTCTTATTATACGTAACAGGAGTTACGATTATATCCGAAGCAAGTAATGTTTTGAAAGCACTCATTCATTAGAAATCTAACTTCACTCTAACAAGAGCTTCTTTTGTAAAGTCCTTTTTGAAAGGTCTTGACAATTTAGCTACAGCTAATAAATCATTTGTATCGTTGTATAAACCTACAGTAGTAATATATGTTTGTGGATTATTGATAAAATCTTGGTAAATTACTTCACCAGTTGATCCTGAGATGTAGCTTGGGTTCTCTGAGTAGTTGAATTCAGAGGAACGAGGTCTAATAAATACAAAGTCAGAGGTGATGGTTTCTTGAGAGTTTAGTGTAAATACTCTTGCAGTAGTTCCATTTATTGCATTGTATAGTTTTGCATTATTGTTATCATTCGTGTTACTACTTCTTCCTACGTTTAATCCTATACCTCCTGCAGCCAAGCTACCTGATAGTGCTGTTGGGTTTAGGAGGATTGTTCCAATATCTGGAAGTAGCAATCCATAAGACCCTGAGTTTAAGGACCATCCATCAGTTGTATTTGCTGTAGTAGATGCGGTCTTTACACCTGCAGATCCGGAAATTAGATTGAATACTCTTCCTGCATCTTTAAATACAACAGAAGATGCATATTGGGAGTCATCTGTTAGGAAAATAAGTCCTAAAGATCCTGACAGTTCTAATGTTAGGGATCCTGGAAATAGAGATTCTTTGTATCGGTTTCTTGAAACTGATATTGCCCAAAAATCATTAACTGTTTCACTACCAAACACAAAGTCTGTGTTTTCGTCTCCAAGTACTAAAGTTCTATATTGACCGTATACTGTTTGTGTTGGTGATTTACCCGCTACAGCTGTGTTGTATAAAGTACTACCTGATCCTTGTCTGTTACCGTAGACAATATCAAATTGCACTTCTGCTGCTGAATCGGTGGATGCTGTTTGGTATACCGATAGATAATAGGTTCCTGTAGATCCTGCAGCTTGTACTGATGATGTGAAGAATTGAGTTAGAGTTGGGGCATTTCCTGTCCAAATTCCAGCTGTGATCGAATCTGCTGATACTACGAAATCGTCTGTTTCTAATCTTTTAAAAGACATATCTTAATTTTTATGAAAGTTTAGTTACTGTTACTGGTATAGAGAGGCGGGCTCCACTATCTCTTCCTACTACTGTTAAAGTTGCGTATAGAGCTGTGTTCGTTCCAAACAGAGTGTTCACAGTGGTTGCTGTTAAGGTTAGTGTTGTTCCTACTACAGTTTTAGATACATTGGTTCCTATTGTTGTAGTGCTATTGGCAGCAATAACATTAGCAGTCTGTATGCCTGTTGCAGTGAAGGTATTTGTAAGTCTTACGTCGGATATTGTAAATGTGTAACCTGATGCTTCGAAATTATTACCTCCTGTGTAGTTTAAAGTTTGTGGAGTTACTGCTATAGATGCACCTTGCTTTATCGTAATTCCTGAATACCCTAAATCTAGAATAGGTAGTTTTGCCGTACCTCTTGGAAGAGTAACTAGCTTGTACTTCATGATCTGAGTCTCGTCTGGGAAGGCTTCTAGGAGTGGTAAGTTCTCGATAGCTTCACCATAGTAAGCGGATCCTGATGGATGTGTTGGATTATACAGTGTGTAATCGATTTCATCGTCTGCTAACGCAAATTGCGTGATTCTAAAAGATCCATCATTTCTTGCTAAGGATTCTCTTCCTTTTTTTGTTAAAATTGCGTCAATTGTAACTACTTGATTGTTTAAATATCCCATTGGTTATCTATTTTAAAATAAATATGTTTAATTTTTAATTATTACGAACTCGATAAACCAGACTGTAATGTGAATAGTGGGTTTGAGTCGATTATATCTTCTAATGCTTTTGTTGTGTATTTTGGTTTGATTATTCCTCCTGGTGTTCCTCCTGCTGCTTTGTTTCCTACTACTATTATGGTATTAGGATCGTCTGTGTATCGTCTTATCGAAAATGAATTTACTGTTGTAATATCATAGCTTGATGTCGGTAGTGGAGGGTTTATATTAAATGTTAGAAAATTTCCTCCATAGCTGACATTGTAAATCAAATGTGTTTTTGTCTCATCCCCAACAAATCTAATCTCATCACCCGCTTGGATTGTGAAAGGTATTGGTTGGTTGAATCCTGAGTTAACTAAGTCAACTTGAGTTGACCCGTAATACCCTACCAAGGCATTTGAAGCAGATAGTATACTTGGATCGGTGGAACTGGTTAGTAGGTATTTATCACCTGCAAATGTTACGTTGTAGGTAGTTGCTGTATCGTAGGGTATGTCTTGGTCAACACTTACGTAGTATTTACTTATTCTCAATCCAGCAGGCATCTCACCTTCGGATACTATGAAATTGTAATAATACCCTTCCTCCACGTTCACTCCCTTTACTTCGAAGTTTAAGATATCTTCTATAGGGAGTACTACAGTTGAGTATTTGAATACTCTATATCCAAAGTCATATATTGTGGTGTACTGAGTCGAAACCGATGTTGGATATCCTTCTAATGCGGATGTTGATTTTACTAACTGTACTCTGTATGTTCCAGTGTTAGCAGATCCTCTTGTTAATATAGAACATCTAAATGTTAGAGGTGAGTTGGCATTAGCTGCGTTGTCTCCTGATAAGAGTTTATACCCATCGCTGTCTATAAATCTTGAGTTTGTTCTTGTTTGTAAGCTAGCACTGTTTAATGCTACAGTGTTTCCGTTTATAAGTCTTTCTGTTTGGTATTCCCAAGATGAGGAATAATTAGATACAATTTTCAAAGTTGTATTATTAGCTCCTTGGAATGCTATACCTTCTAATGGCTGTATTGATGTTGATCCGGATATACTTGCTGTGTATGTGAATAAAGGGGTTTCAATTCTTTTTCCTCCTCTCACAATATTAAATGTATTATTTAACGATGCGAATTGCGTGCCTCCTTGGGTGTCTAAAAGTTTTACCGTGGCTTGCTCTCCTTGGTTAAATGCATTAACTAAGTTGTAATAACTAGGATTATCTAGCTTTGGCTGTTGTACGTTTCCTAATTCATCTACAATATCTGTAACGTATACAAGTAGAGCGTTATACATTTCTGGTCCGTATCCTGCTATGTATTGGAATCTAGCAGCATATGATTGGTATTCATCTATTGCTGCTGTTTTTCCAAAAGTTGTATCTCCTTGATATCCTGTTGATGGGTAATCTCCGTAAGGAGTGCCTATGTTAGTATTATCAGCGATAGGTCCTGTGTATTCATTGTAACGTAGGGAACTAGCTCGGCTTCCCTTGTATCTTGGCAACGTGTGTCTTCTA